CCTCAAATGTCTTCCTGCTTTCTCATCGCGAACAAGGGAGACTCAATCGATGGTATCTATGGAACCCTGACGGAATGTGCACAAATTAGTAAATGGGCTGGAGGTATCGGGATGCATATCCATGATATCCGGGCGAATAAGTCTCGTATTCGGGGGACCAATGGTCAATCAGACGGTATCATCCCGATGCTTAGGGTGTTCAACGCCACGGCACGATACGTGAACCAGGCTGGTCGTCGCAAGGGTTCGATCGCAGTGTATGTGGAACCGTGGCACGCCGACATTATGGACTTCCTGGAACTTCGTCTCAATCAAGGTGACGAGGAAGCTCGTTGTCGTGACCTCTTCTCTGCCATGTGGATTCCAGATCTCTTCATGAAGCGGGTTGAAGAGGGGGGTAATTGGTCACTCTTCTGTCCAGACACGGCGAAGGGTCTCTCCGATTGTTATGGGAAGGAGTTTGACGAATTGTACACAAAATACGAAGAGGAGGGACTCGCCCATTCGACTGTCCCAGCCGCTGAAGTATGGAAAGCAATTCTCAAGTCTCAAACGGAGACTGGGACACCATACATGCTTTACAAAGATGCATGTAACTCGAAGAGTAACCAGAAGAATTTGGGCGTCATTAAGAGTTCCAACCTGTGTACAGAGATTATAGAACATACAAACAAAGATGAAACAGCTGTATGTAACCTGGCATCCATCGCTCTTCCGAAGTATGTGAACAGGGAGACGAAGTCATTTGATTATGAGAAGCTCCATGAAGTGACGAAAACGGTCACAAAGAACCTGAACCGTGTTATCGATCGGAACTTTTATCCCGTGGAGACTGCTAAGCGTTCTAACATGCGACATCGCCCGATCGGTTTGGGTGTTCAGGGTCTCGCGGACGTATTTATTCTTTGTGGACTCCCATTCGATTGTGAAGAATCACGCATCATGAACGCACATATATTTGAGACGATGTATCACGCTTCCATGGAAGCGAGTTCAGAACTTGCTGAAGTTGAGGGTTCCTATGAAAGTTTCGAGGGTTCCCCTGCATCCCAAGGTATCCTCCAACCTGATATGTGGGAAGGTGAAACCAAATTCAGTGGACGTTACGATTGGGACGCGATGCGTACCCGCGTGAAGACAAAGGGACTTAGGAACAGTCTTCTCATGGCCCCAATGCCTACGGCTTCTACCGCTCAAATATTGGGGAATAATGAATGTTTCGAACCATATACAACGAATATCTATCTGAGACGTACCCTCGCTGGTGAGTTTGTGGTCGTTAATAAACACCTCGTCGATGATCTCAAGAAGGTTGGTCTCTGGTCAAAGGAGATGAAGGACCTCATGGTGAAAGCTGGTGGTTCCATCCAAACCATCGTAGATATTCCAGAGGATATCAAGAAATTATACAAGACTGTATGGGAAATCAGTCAGAAATGTATCATAGATATGGCTGCGGATCGTGGTCGTTTCATTGATCAATCCCAATCCATGAACCTTTTTATGGAAAGTCCCACAATGTCCAAACTGTCATCGATGCACATGTATGCATGGAAAGCGGGTCTCAAGACTGGGATGTATTACCTTCGCTCAAAAGCGAAAGCGCGCCCCATTCAGTTTAGCTTAGAGCCTGATTGCGTAGCATGTTCGGCTTAAAGTTTTGAGACTATAGATTAATAGAAAGACATGGACAACGCTCTCGAAAACCTGCAAATCAATGAGTACACAAATCGTAAAATTGTACTTTCTACTAAACAAGGAACACCCCTCCGTGTACAATTTCCCCGTATGTACATGCCTTTTGGTGTCTCCGGATTTACACCTGAAGTTGGTCCAACAAAATATAACATCGATTTCGCTGTAAAAGGGTATGATGAGGAGGAAAGTTATATGAAAAAATTTTACGAATCTCTAAAAGCGATTGAGAGTACTATTATTGACGCCGTTGTAAAACAAAGTGAAGTGATTTTTGGAAGTGTGATGACGAAGGAAGAACTCACACCCATGTTCAATTCCAATATGAAGGAATCTACTGATCGTGAACCAAAATTTAGGGTCAAAGTTGATACTACGATGCAAGATCAGATTAAGGTGAATGTATTTGATGCGGATAAGAATCCTATCAAGGATGAAGTTAAAAATGGTCTCTATGCAAGAAATTCGGGGCACGCCATCGTCGAACTCGGCAGTGTGTATTTCTTGAACAGAAAGTTTGGGTGTACTTGGAAACTTCACCAACTCATCGTGTATGAGCCCCAAAATCTCAAGGGATTTCAATTTAAGATTTAGATTTATTCAAAAGTAAAATACTATAAATAGCCTGCGCCTCCTTTAGCAGTTTACCCTGAACCCTGGTAAACTTCTTTGGGTCCATACCAAGTTTAATTTTCGCTACCGTCACAGAATCTCTCCATTTTGTGAGAGACATGTTTACTTACTATCCTTTATGATTTTTTTGTAAGTCTTGCTACCCTTCTTGGGGACCAGACAGAAGGAATCCTTCTTCTCAGCCTTTTCCTTCGCGATCTCGATGAACGCAGCGAACTTGGGGTTCTTTTTGAGGGACTTCTTAGCAGCCTTGCTCGCCGCCTTGGACACAATGCGACCATCCTTCATCATGAGATCCTTCTTGGCGAGACCACCGGAGGTGTTATCAGCGTTACCGTGGAAAACTTCAGCGCGGGAACCAATCATCTTTTATATTACGCTTTGAAAATTTTCCTGATGTCGAGAATTGATATTTTATCCGTTGTCCTGTTGACTGGGATCTGTTTTTCGATTCGTTCATCATTGAGTACTTTCGAACATACGATCGATTTATGACCTTGGAGAGCCATCATTTCCTGTTCCACACTCACAAAACGCGGACATTCCTCATATACAAGTTTCTTGATATACACTGGACAGGTTTGTCCAGTTCTATGACTGCGACCAATAGCCTGGAGTTCTGTTGCCGGGTTCCATGAGGGTGCTGTAATGTACACACGCGTCGCCTCTTGGAGGTTAAGACCTTGACCACCACTTTTGATCTGAATGATGAAAATCGCACCCGGGGCAGCCTTCTTAAATTCTGAAATTTGCCTGACACGTTCATCCTTAGGAACTGACCCATCTATACGGTATACAGGTCGTGTGAGATTCTTCTGAATATGGTTCATTTCACCCCTGAACTGACAAAAGATCAAAGTCTTTTCATCTGGATGTCCCATAATCATCTCAAATAGGGTCTCCATCTTTTTTGATCGTCCCACCCACTGTTCTGGTTGTGTCTTACTTTGCCTAGCGATTCCGTCGAGATACATTTGAGGCCATATCATACATTGACGCGCCCTTAGGAGGCACTCTAAAATGACCATATTCTTAGCATTCAGACTTTGTGCATGCCTAAACGCATCTCTGATAGTCTCCTGTGCCTCGAGAAACACAATCTCGTACAACTGCTTCTCATCCGGGTACATCTCTAGTTCCACATTCTCAAAATAGCAGGGTGGAAGACGAAGACGATCACTAATTTGAGCGAGATCTTCTTTGGTGCGTCTCAGAATATAGATGTCCTTGATCTTATTAGTCATACCCTGCACAACCACCTTTGAGAGACCTAGAAAAGTACACAGTGACACGAAATCTTCCATAGAGTTAAACACTGGTGTACCAGTGACGATCCATTTGATCTGTGTATGAAGACGACACACACTCTTGAAAAGTTTTGACTTTTTGTTTCGGATCTCATGGGCTTCGTCAAGTATAACACGGTCCCATGTAGTCATGTGAAGTGGTGTTTTGGTTTCAACCGAAAGGATTGTGTAAGGTGCGATAGTCACATCAGATACGGTGTCTATTTTTCGACCCGGTCCGTCAAATACATTGATTGTTATGCTGGGAGCAAAGCGGTTAATCTCTTCAACCCACTGGGTGATAATAGATTTGGGTACGATGATTAGTGTGCGGGGCTTTGGGTTTCCAAGCATAGTGGAAACGAGCTGCACGGTCTTACCCAGACCCATTTCGTCACATAGGAACCCACCCTTGGGTCCCGAAGTTTGATTTTCCATAGTGAGCATCCATAGTACACCTTCCCGTTGATACGGGGAAAAGAGACGACCGTTAAGGGTGTTCTTAGCCAAGTTGTACTGATCTTCAATCGTCATGATAATGATCCTCGTCAGCTAGTAGTTGTACTTCACAGACAATTGGCTCGGGTTCTTTTTTCTTTCTTGTCTTTTTCAACTTAGGTGGTGGGAGTTCATCAATATGTTCCCGGAAATAGAGTACTTTATCCCAAAATTCCTTCATGATTGGGTAATTGGTTTTCCACCATTCGGGGTCTCTCTTAACGTTGACGACATCAAATTCTTCGGGGCGAGGCCAATTGGTCTCAGCTGGTTTATATTGAATAAAATCTGCTTCTTCTAGGTCTAAAATTTCCATACACAACTGAAGCTGAGGCATATAATGAATGGGGACTTCCCCAGGTACAATCTGTCGCATCGGGGGACATTTAATCTCTACAAGCTTACCAGATTCGGAAACACCATCAGGACTCCCACCTAACCATGTATGAATCGGGTGTGGACATAACCCCAATTCATGTACAACTTCCCCATGTCTCTCTTCGTAGAGTATACGAGCCTCATCTTCATACTTCTCACCATGTCTCGTAGCTGCATTGCCCATGAATTTTTCACCGAGACCACATTTCTTCAGTAAAAGTTCAGCGGGTGTTTCGTATTTATTTACACCTATGGCTGTGGCCGCATCTGAAGCAGTCAACATTTTACCACGGAGGGCGAGCCATTCTTCTGATTTCTGTGCGGCATACTCCCTCTCGAGCAACGCCTTGACGTTGGGATGCATCTTACATTAATTAAAGTTGTAGTTTTTAAGTTCTTCTTTTACCTGAAAATATGTCTGCGCAGCGTTTTGTTCAGCCTGTTTCTTACTTTTAGCTACACCCCTAGCAACAAAACCATCATTGATGTAGATATCGATGTAAAAGAGACCTTCATGATGTGCAGCGACGCGATATTCCGGTAGGGGCCAATTCTGCACTTGACAGTGTCGCATTAAGTGATCCTTGAAGTTATCATCCACCATGATGGAATTCATATCAACATATTTCGGGTCTTGAAAAATCCTGAGGATAAACTCTTTGGCGTGAATGAGACCAATATCCATGTAGATGGCACCGATGAGGGCCTCAAAAACATCTTCCAAAATTTTAGGATTGTTATTCCATCCATTACGCATTCCCTTTTCATCCATAATGACGATATCGTTGAGGTTGAGTACACTCGCAATTTTAGCCAATGTTTCACCACGGACGAGCTTGGTACGAGCTTTCGTGAGGAAACCTTCTTGACGACTTTCATAGCGATCAAATAAAAATTTAGTAATCACAAAACCTAAAACCGAATCTCCAATAAATTCTAGAGTCTCGAAAGATTCAGTAAACTGGTCATACTCTTTGAGAGCAGATTTATGTGTAAATGCCTTTTGGTACAAATCAAGATTTTTGATCTTTGTACCAACAAGTTGTTCAACCCTCACCTTATCAACGAGGGTCACCATATTGTTATGTATAGTATGTGTTTATTTTTTAAGCCTCCTTCTTAATGTAATGAGGTGAGAGAAACTTCTGGATGTTCAGGTAGGTAATTTGAGTATCCGCAGGGGGTTCGAGGAGCTCGCGGAGCTTGTCGTCGAGAATAATTTGACGACCGTTCTCGGGGTGTTTGAGACCTTGTTCAGCGATGTATTTGGTGATAAACTTAGTCACTTCCGATCGAGAGATAAGCTCATCAGCTGGAAGTCCTAGGAATTCACGCAACTTAGGCGTCACATCCTGCTTACGGTTGAAACCGTTGTTGGCGGCGCGAGCCTTAGCCTTCTCACCATCTGGGTCATCCTGTGTGCTCTTCACTTTGCGAACGAGCTTGGAGAGGTTCTTGATATCATTGCGAAGGGCGGCGATTTCAGTTTGAATGGTTTCGAGAGACATTATATCTTTCTTACCCTGGTAATCTTTAAGTCAGTGAAGAAGTATATAGTTACTAATGTAATAATCAACCATATAAAAAAGAGTGCACGTTTATCTAAGTTGACGAATGATATTCCCGGACGGTCTATGAACCGATAAGGTTGTCGCGATCCATCATCAGGACACCCACCTACACAACAATCAGATGAACATGGGAGTATATTAACCCCCCACCTCTTTGCACAAAATTGTTCATTCTCCCCCTTGTATGCATAGCATCGACAATCGCCGAATATTTCTCGGCATACCATATTAATATATCATGATATATTAATGGATGATCATATTTATTCGAAGTCGACGATCGAAAAATTCGTAAACGAAAATCTTCTATTCAATGATGAAAAATTGAAGAAATATTATGAACGGAACTTACCCAGAGACCTTGGTAAATTCCGCAGTCGCGTAAAAAGTATTTACCCTGATAAAACATTCGAAAAGATTGTGTATGTATTTGTGACGGATTCTATCCGTGATATCATTCTAAATACATTAGGTGAACTCACACAGTTTCTAAACTCCGCTGGTGACCTGATCGTGAGTGGAGGTGAAGCATTCAATCTATATGTCGAACTGGATCAACGTATCGTGACAAGTGATATTGATGCTAAATTTGTCCCTCGGATACCCATGAATGAAAAGTATTTCGGTAAGCTTCAAGCGATAAAACTCCGACTGTGGAACAAGTTAGGTGAAATCGCCAAGCGACTTAATTTAGCCATCAAGAAGAGAATTATGTTAATGCAGAAGAAACACTCAAAATTATGCAAGTTTCTTGGTATCGGTTTCAAGACAAGTGGTTCATATGTCATGAGACGATACACGATCATAAAAAAGAAGAAAATAGGGAATGGAAACAAACCAAGTAAAAGTGACGTTTTCATTGATGTAGAGTTGTTCGCACTTGATCTGAACATTCGTCACTTTTTTCCCAAAACTGGGAAAATTGAGAATGCGAACATTGGTGGCATCCTAGATATTCCTTTCATGCGACCAAATGAATTTGGATATGAAGTTACACTCACAAAAAAACGAGGTATCACTTATCGGGATGTCGTCACAGGGAAACTCATCAACAATAAACGTCTATTAGTTGCGAGTAAAGAGTTTCTCATTGAGGATATCTATCTCATGCAGAAACTCAGACTTCGCCCAGAGAAAAAGGAGAAAGATCGTCAGAGACTCGTTCGCTTAGCACAGCTTATTGATAAGAAAATTAGTGCTTCGAGTTCCATGGAGAATGTATTTAAATCTATATCTCCCAAAATCAAGACAAAAGGGAGAATGAATTCGAAATCTACTAGTGTATCTCTCGGTGCGGCTATGAAATTAGATCCATATAAATATAAAAAATTCACAACAAAACCCTCTAGTGAAAAACTATCTAAACAATTTGTGCATGGTCTTAAACCTGTCGTGAAAAATACAAAGGTAAATGGATATAATAAATCCTCAGGAAATAAGCGTTTTAATACCAAAACATTGAAATGGGAAAACGTAAATAACATCAAGTATGTGAAAAATGAGTACCCATTACGACCAATAAATGCGAAAGCATTACCCAAAAACTTGAATGTCACCAAGACGTTATATGGGTACAACCCCAAACGAAATGCATGGGTACCGAAAGAGTTACTCAATAAAGCCGCAGCTATACCATTTGTTGGTTTAAAGAAATGAGACACAATAAATCTATAAATGATCTACAACGCTCCAGCCAAAGGTGATGATGGTCTCTATTTCGTAAAGGCGCTCAACGATGATAAGCGTAAGTCCCTTATTCAATTGAATGGAGTCAAAATTGCGGATGTCTCAGGGGAAGTTGTAATGGATGCCGTATCCGAATTGAACATTGCAAAGATCGTTGATTTTGATACACGCAATCTGGAAGCTGCATATGAAAAATGCTCAGAATGGTTTGGTAAGCAACTTTCTGAAAATGTAATCAAGAGTGCTTACACTCCTAGCTTGAAAGATGATCAGGTCACAGGCGATCATCTCGATGGTGTGACCAAGGTTTTCAATGCACAACAGGAGGTTGCAGAATTCGAATCTGTCCAGCCCGGTAAGAATTGTGATGTTATCCTAGAATTTGCCGGTCTTTGGTTTGCCAAAAAGGCTTTTGGTCCAACTTGGAATGTTGTCCAGGTCAGGGTCCATGATGACCCGACCATTGACATTTATCCAGATGGGTATGCATTTGTCGATGAGATTGACCAATAAAAAAAACTCTTATACTATATAAAAGATAATGAAGGGTCGCAACCAGAACATCCTCATGTTGGTGGCCGTCGCTGCTTTGATTTTCCTCCTCTTTAACATGAACACCAAATCAGGATACGCCATCGTCGAGCGTGAATATGCGCCTCTCGGTATGGCTCCCACTGCGGCGGGTCCTACTGCCGGCCCTGTAACCGCCCCATCGGTCTCTGTATGCGGTGGTATGAACAAGGGTACCGGTCTCGCGTCATCCCTCCTCCCCCGTGAGATTGCCTCAGCTGAAGACTTTGGACAGTTTGCCCCAGAAGACATTCTGAAGGGACAAAACTTCCTCGAACCCCGCAAACAAATTGGCTTCCCCGAAACTGTCGGTGGTGCTCTCCGTAACGCGAACCAACAGATTCGCAAGGACCCCCCTAACTCTAAGGAACCTTTTGTGTGGAACAACTCCACCATCGTTCCCGATCTCATGCAGCGTGGTCTCTGTGCTTAAAGATTAGGTGTATATAGTATTAAATAATGAGTTCTGTTTCTAGTGACCTTTCCGAAAGTGTTGCTAAACTTGTGGAGCTTACCAAACAACTCACAGAAGCGAAATCTGATATTAAGGTTCTTAACCAGGAGGAAAAACGTCTAAAAGAGTCTGTGAAGAAGCATATGGTTGGTCAGGGTATTGATACCATTAACCTCAGGAAAGGTAAAATTAGTATCCGTAAATCAGTCAGGAAAGGTAGTATGAATAAGGATGCGATTAAGGAAGGATTACTCACATTTTTTAGTGGAGATGAGACCAAAGTTGAAGGCGCTTTAAATGCGATACAAGATGGGCTTAAAGTCAAGGAATCAACCTCTCTCTCATTAACTGGCATAAAGGATAAAACCGAAAAAGAAGATAAGTAACTAACCATGGTCTGGAGCCAATACGTATACGAAGCGAACACCGGTTTTGATGCCGATGTGAGCGATGATGATGAATTTAACAATGAACACACTCCTCTGAATATCGAAGACTGGGAAGTCGAATACTCAGATGAATTACACATGATGTGGGATACCATCAGGACACTCCTGTATGATGCAAGAGTTGAACACTCAGGGGAATTTTGCGACTTTGTGGAGTTTTGCTATACTGAGCATAACCCATATATTGAACATTCACATGATGACGAGAACGAGACACTCTATTATATATGGCGACACATCAGGCGAATTATAAATAACAACGATCTTCATGAATATATGATGCGAGGTGCATCCTATTACCATTTCGCAGAATTCATGAAAAAATATATATGCTTATATTAAAATGCTGCCCGATATCACTTCCCAGAAAGTTGCCATCCCTGCCGCCCTTTTTCTCGCACTCAGCCCAGGTGTACTCGTCACCACCGCTGGCAAAAACGTCAAGTTCATGAACCGCAAGACTGCCCCACCCGCCGTGTTCTTCCACGCGCTCGTGTTCTTCTTGGTGTACAGTCTCGTCGCCAAGGCGTTGGGTATCGTACTCACCAAGACCGATCTGCTCGTGGCCACTTCCCTCTTCTTGGCCCTCAGTCCAGGTCTTCTCTTGACCCTCCCCCCAGGTTCGGGTGGTGTGGTTCGATCGGGTCAGACCAGCCTCCCCGCTGCCTTGACCCACTCGATCGTCTTCGCGGTGGTGTTTGCGCTTTTGCGTCGCCAATTTCCTCAGTTCTATTAAGTAAGGAGATGAAGTATCTCGTACTTGGACCAGCGTCTATGGGTATTTTTTCACTCATTGGTGCTCTAAAAGCACGTGAAACTGCACTCGCAGATGTACGAGAAATTTCTGGTTCATCAGCTGGTGCAATATTGGCTCTATTTCTGGCATTGGGGATGTCAGTCGATGAAATACTCGATCTATCACTTTCTTTGGATATCCCCACTTTTGTTAAAATACGTCTGGGTTCATTTTTTAACAAATTTGGTTTTGTTGATATGGGTCCGATACGTAAAAAATTGATTGATATTTGTGGGAGTGATCCAACGTTTAGTGATTTGGATATGAAAATTTATGTATCTGCATTTTGTCTGAACACTTCGGAAACTGTTTATTTCTCTAAAGATTCACATCCAGATATGAAGGTAATAGATGCGGTATGTATGAGCATGGCTGTACCATTTATATTCGCATGTGGTTCCTATGAAAATAGAACATACGTAGATGGAGGTGTAAAAGAGGAGTTTCCACTCACACCATTTTTAGATAAAAAACCACATGAAATCACATGTATGAAAATCAAAATGGATCGTATTTATCAGGATACGATCGATACACCCAAACAATTTGTAGATACGATTATTCGATCTGCACTATCAAATCGAGTGGTATGCGACATGCCAATTGAGATTATAGAAACTAATGTAGGAGATATAAATGTATTTGATTTTAGCATGGATTATGAACAGAAGGTGAAATTGTATACAATCGGATACACAACATAACACTTTTTTTATCAGTTTATTATATATGATTGAGGCGTGCGATCCCGACGCCAATATAGATGACTTGCGGGCACTTATTAAGTTGAACACAGGCCAAGATATTAAACTGACAAAAAAACAAATATGTCAAGTCTACGATGAAATTAAAGCGGATAAGTTACCCTTACCCCCACTCATCATGAACTCCACGAAAACATACCTAATCGATAAGAATTCACCACTTAAACCGAACGACTATGATATTTTATTCGATTCATCATCGAAACGTAATGAAATCAAGAAAGTTGCTCGTAAAGTTGGTCTCAAACAATTGGATCAAATGACGAAAAGTCAGATGATTGATTCTATCGGTAAGCGATTACGTTACATGAAAGTATATGAACCAGTGAAGATTGGTAGAAGACATGTAACGAAAACGTTCAACAACACAGCAGTGAACACTAACACAGCAGTGGAAAACGTTAATGCGTTGAAGACCAACAACACAGCAGTGAACACTAACACAGCAGTGGAAAACGTTAATGCGTTGAAGACCAATAACAACGTTAATGCGTTGAAGACCAATAACAACGTTAATGCGTTGAAGACCAACAACAACGTTAATGCGTTGAAGACCAACAACAACGTTAATGCGTTGAAGACCAA